GTTATCGTTTATTTTTTGTTCACCAATTGAAACGGACCTTTGTTGGAAAAAACTGGAGATACCACCAGAAACTTTCTTACCAGTCGAGCCAAATTTTTCATATATGGCGGTGTTTACTTTTGCAATACCGTTTTCCAAACTTCTATTGATTTTATCAGCAAAAGAATTTTTGACTTGACTCTTGGAAATTCTATTTGAAACAGAAATACCTCTCGACAATTGTTCTTGAATTGCTTTTTCGGAGTTAGAATCAAAAACTTGACCACCACGATAAGACGCTGAGAATTGAGTTTCTTTTTGTTCACGCACAAAGAAAATCATGTAGTGGCCTTTGTCTGCGCTACCCACATCTAATGGGTACTTTAGAGAATTCTGTTTGAAGTTACCACCAACCGCCTCTAACGCAGACAGAGGTCCAAATTCACGTGTGTCTTCATACTCAAATCTAACATCTGATAGACCGAAAAATGCCATGGGAATCCTTGTTTTGTTTAACTAGATAGTATTTATGTCAAACAAAGGAAGGTTTAAACCGAAAAACCCGCAGAAATACAAGGGTGATGCAAATAACATCATCTACAGGTCAACGTGGGAGATAAAGGTGATGAGATATTTAGATGATAATCCGAACGTCATTTGGTGGGGTTCGGAAGAACTTCCTATACCCTACTACAGTCCGGTTGACAAAAAGAAGCATCGTTACTTTCCAGACTTCATTGCCAAGATGCGTAAAGCAGACGGTACGGTTATGACTTATATCATAGAGGTCAAACCAGAGAAACAAACTCAACCACCCACACAGAAACGCAAGACCAAAACGTTTCTACAAGAAGCAATTACTTACGAAATCAACAAAGCCAAGTGGTTTGCGGCCGAAGAGTTCTGTAAAGACCACGGTTGGCAATTTCTAATTTTGACTGAAAAGCACCTTGGTATAAGATAAATATAAGATGGCGAAACGACTCATTGATAGAATTAAGGAATCCCTTGCTAAATCGGGATATGCTCCACGTTCACGTGAGGCACGTGCGTGGCTAAGGTCCAAAGTTCCTGCACTCAGACCCACCAAAGGTCAATTGATGAGTGACCGTGAACGATTTAAAAATCAGTCTATCATAGGTCGTATGTACTTTTATTATTATGATCCAAAGACGAAAGATTCGTTGCCATATTACGACAGGTTCCCATTGGTAATTCCAATAGAACGATATCCAGACGGCTTTTTAGGGTTGAATCTACATTACATTCACCCAAAGCGACGAATCATTCTTCTCGACAAGTTAAGCACAATCTTAACGGATCATCGATATGATGAGGGTACAAGGTTTAGAATTAGTTATGATTTTTTAAGACGAGCATCTAAAATTTATGAAGCCACACCATGTATCAAGCGATACTTATCTAGTCATGTGCAGTCTCGTTTTCTGGAAATAACCGCAGATGAGTGGGACATCGCCGTGATGTTACCAGTAGAATCATTTGCAAAAGCAAGCGCCAGCAAAGTCTGGTCGGAATCAGAGGATAAATTTTAATGTCGTTTTCACCTAATCTATTTCTGTCGAATATTAAGGGCAAAGACGGTCTTGCTCGACCATGTCGTTATGAAGTTATACTTCCAATACCAGAGTATATTGGGAATTACATAAGCAATTCGGTTATTGAAAAGATTCTAAATTTACCCAACTCTGCTTTTTCTGAAATTTCTCAAGCAATAGGAAATGCATTAGGACAAAAAAATGATGCTCAGAAAAGCGCAAATCCTGGAATGACTCGTTATCTTGCTTTGCAGTGTGAAACAGCGGAACTGCCAGGTAAAACTGTGCAAACCGAAGATGTTAAAATTTATGGTCCTATTTTTAAAGTGCCATATCAAACACAATATTCCGAAACATCTTTAACATTTTTGTGTACAAATGAATTCTATGAACGTAAGTTGTTCGATAGATGGTTAGAAGCAATCATGCCAACAGATACAAACAACTTGCGTTTTCCAAAAGGACAAAATTCCAGATACTTAACGCAAATTACAATAACACAGTTTGATGATTTAGTAAAGCAAATTTATGCTGTGAATCTTATTGATGCTTTTCCAATTGGCATAGCAGCACAACCTTTAAGTTGGTCAGAAGAAGGTTTTCATAGAGTTACTGTTCAGTTTGCGTATCAAAAATTTCAAACAATTTACGAAGGAAAATACAATCTTGGTGCAACAGCGGCATCTTTACTTGGTGCCGGTGCTTCAAGATTACTATCATTTTAATTTAATGTGAGGTTATTATGTTACCTAAAATAGATGTACCCATTTATGAATTGACTTTACCATTAACAAACAGGTTAATTCATTTTAGACCATTTTTGGTCAGAGAAGAAAAAATTCTTTTAATGGCAATGGAATCAAATGAAGCCGATTCTGTTCTTTTAGCCATAAAACAGATTTTAACAAATTGCTGTTTAGATGATTTAGATGTAGATGATTTACCAATTACTGATATTGAATATTTGTTTTTGAATCTACGTGCAAGATCGGTTAATGAAGTGGTTGAACTACCTTATCGCTGCAACAATAAAATCGAAGTAGATGGTGAAGAAAAGGAGTGTGGCAATATCGTTAAACTTGAAATGAACTTACTCGAAATTCAACCAGAAGTTCACGAAAAGAAAATCGACAAAATTGAATTAAGTAAGGATATGGGCATTCTAATTAAATACCCATCTTTCAAAATGGTAGAAGAAGCACAGAAGCAAGAGGGTTCAGAAGTTGACAAACTAATGAACGTTTTGATTGCTTGCATCGATGGCGTTTATACCGAAGAAAACATTTTCTATTCAAAAGATGTACCGAAAAAAGAACTTCTTGAATTCATCGAAGGACTGACTAGAGAGCAGTTTTCTAAAGTACAAGAGTTCTTTGAAACTATGCCAAAGATTAAAAAAGATGTTGAATTTAATTGTGCTAAATGTGGTTATCACGAAACAATTACAATTGAAGGACTCCAAAGTTTTTTCGTATAACCGTTTGTTATGATAATTTAAAGAATTACTTTGAAACTAATTTTGCATTAATGCAGCATCACAAATATAATTTAAGTGATATTGAAAACATGGTACCATGGGAAAAGAGTGTTTATGTAACCATGTTGGTCAACTTTATTAAAGAAGAAAACGAGAAGTTACAACAAGAAAAAATTTCTAACAGAAGCAAGAGATAAAAATGGCATCCTTTACAGACTTAGTTCGTGCCCAAAGACAATCAGGTAAAAGTGCAGTCACTTCTTTGAGTGGTGCGTACAATCAACAACTCAAAGAAAGATATGATCCAAGAAATGCCTTGTTTACACAAAAAGGACTAATGACTGCATTATTTCCTTCATTAAAAGGTTATCAGGCAAGTGCTGTATCTGGAAAATCTCCTTCTTCAATGATGACACCAGAAATTTCTGGTTCTCCATCTGCACTCAGTTCAATTGCACGTGATTCTAAAATTAGTGCAAGAAACTCTATGATGTTACCATCCATTGCAAAAAACATGGCACAGATGGTTCGCATTTGGGGTGGCACACCGGCAAAATATTTTGAAGGTGCGAAACAAAGAGAAGAGAAATACGAATCAAAGTTTGGTGGAGGAAGAAAAGCAGGACCAGGTTTAGGAAAAACTGCTGGTGGCGGAGGATTTAATATTCTCGGTATGTTAGGCGGTGCGCTAAGTGGTATCGGAAGTGTTGCTGGCAGTTTACTTGGCGGTGCTGCAAGCATAGTGGGTTCAATATTCGGAGGTATTGGTAGTTTGGTGGGTGGTGCATTTCGTGGAATATTTGGTGTTTTGAGTGGTGCATTAGGTAATATGGGATTTATGGGTGTAGTTCTTGCTGGAGTGGTGGGTTTTGCTCTTTATTCATTATATAAAGCACTTGATTTTTCTAAACTTGGTGGGGGAATAGGCGATTCACTCAGTTCAATCAAAGAAGCACTATCAGGACTATACAAAGAACTTGATGGTATGACTGGTGGTAAGTTAGGCACCTTTATCGACGACACTCAAAAAATGTTTAAGCAAACTGTTGATAAAATTGCTGCTGGTATGCAAACCGCAATAAATTTATTTAAAGACTTGGGTACTGCCGTAATAAAAGATATGTATGGATTCATATACAATATCTTCAAAGAAAATCAAGGTAAAGTTCTTGGTATGGTTACCATTGGTGCTTTAGCCGCATTTGCTGGAGTTGGTGGACTAAAAGGTGCTGCTGTAATGGCCGCAATTTCAGCGGCAATGGCTGCATACGGTGCATTATCAAGTGAAAGATCGGTTGAAGAAGTTCGTTCAGAAAATGAAGGCTTAAAACGTGAACTAGAAAAAACGATGAAGGATGGCAGACAAGTTGCAACATATGATGCATCGGGAAATGTTACTGGCTATGAAACCGCAGGACAAAGAGCAAGTAACATACAAGATAAGATACGTGAAAACGAAGCATTCATCAGGGAAAAAGAAGCAAGAACAAGTAATACACAAGCAGTATTAAATCGTATGAATACCGCAGACATTAGTTTAGAATTTCAACAAAGATTGGCTGAAAGACAAGCACAGGGACAACCCACACCTGTTGGTGGTGCAAGTTCGTTTAGTTACGATAAAAAAGTAACATTCAATAGTTTATCCAGAGAACAGCAAAACCAATTGATGGTCGAACAAGCCAATAGAGAAGGTTCAACTAAAAAAGGAACTGTTGGTTTCAGACACAATAATCCTGGTAATATTATTGCTAAAAGTCGTACTGAAGTTTTTCCAGAGCAAGCAAAATTTGGTGGAGTTCCTGGTGAAACCATTACGTATGAAGGTAACACTAGAACATTTGTTAGATTTCCTAATTGGCAAGCCGGTTGGGAAGCACAAAGAGATTTGTGGTCAAGAAAATATGGTAATATGGATTTACAAATGGCAATTAAAAAATGGGTAAATCCTTCACAGTCAGAAATGGCATCTGGTGCATATAGAAACTATGAACGTTCATTAATGAAAGTTGCTGGCGCCACAGGAACTCCAACACCACAAGCACCAGAAAATCAAGTAGCATCTAATCAGGCAACACCACCAACTTACAATCCAACAAAAGCAGCATCAGCAGCAGGTACAACGGCACAGAGTTCATCAATGTCAGACTCAATTGCTACACTGCTGTATGATCAAGTTGAGGCTTTAGATAGAATGATGGGTGGACAATTACGTGATGGTTCGATAAAATATTCTGATATGTTAAGAGACATAACAAAAGAATTCATGAACAATCCGACCTTTGTTGATAACTCACAGACTGTCAATAATAGCACACAATCACAGTCAGGACCAATTGCATCAGCATATAATCAAGATGCTACTAATCTCTTAGTAGGCAGAGTAACTTCAAGTTATCACATCATATAATAAAAAACGCCACCCGAAGGTGGCGCCGCAGTTGATTAAGTGGAGGATTAATCTTCTGCTAGAGACTTGAAGTAATCAAGTTCTTCATCTTCAATATCAGGTGAAGAACGTGGTGTAAAGTCTTCAGCCTTAGTCTTTGATACTGGTGCAGTACCACTTAGAC